CATCTTCTTCTATAATTCGTACGGTAGAATATCCATTATCATTTGCACATTCTTCTTTGTATATGTCTATTTCTTGTATTTCACTTGTTGGTCTTCCCCAGCTTTTACTTTTCATATAATGTTGCCGTCCATCTAATTCAATGATTATATCATATTCTGGGATGCAAAAATCAAAGAAGAAATTATTTCCATTTCTTTTACACCATTCTTTACGAAACTGAAAAATTAATGTTGGATATACTTTAATTAAATAGCTATACATAATCTTTTCACCCTCGTTTTTGCATATACCACACCAACTATTTCTATTAGTTATATGGTGTATCGCCATTTGAAAGCAATTATCACAATTATTACAATCAAACCAATATTTGTTTCCATTAGTTATGGAAACACTTCTCGGTTGTGTATTACCATTTTTTTTACTCCAATATTGAGATTTTGGATGCGACGCAAATGAACGATTAAAACAAGATTCACAATTGTTATCATCGCATAAATATCTTTTCGCACAAAATCCACACCATCCTCCTCTAACTAGTACATTTGTTTGTATTTGGAAAGTATGATTACAAATATTACAATCAAACCAATATTTTTGTTGGCTTCCTTTTAAAATTTGTCTTGGTTTAACCTCGCCGTTTTTATCACTCCAATATATTGATTTTGGATGAGACGCTAATGAATTATTGTAACATATCATACAATCACTATTATCACAAATCATTTTAGTTGGAATGCAGCAATATTGACACCAACTACTATTAGTACTTGTGATATTTGATACTGATATTTGAAAATTATGATTACATAAATTACAGTTAAACCAATATATTTTCCCACTACCTTTTAAAACTTGTCTTGGTGTTATATCACCATTTTTATTACTCCAATATTCTGCTTTCGGGTGTGAAGCAAATGAGTTATTAAAACAAAAATTACAATTATTATCATCACATAATTGTTTACTTGGAGCACTACAATAAGAACACCAACTACCACTAGAAACACCACTTAATAAAATATTAATTGTATGTCCGCAAATATTACAATCAAACCAATACTTTTTATTAGAACTTTTGAATACACCCCTTGGTTTTATATCACCATTCTTATCGCTCCAATATATTGCTTTCGGATGAGACGCGAATGAATTAATATTACACTTATTACAATTTAAATCTTGACATAATTTACTATTACTACAATAAGGACACCACCTATCATATCCATTTATCTTATTAGGAGAACTATCAAAACTATGTCCACAAACATTACAATCAAACCAATATTTTTTTGCAGTACTTTTAAATACATCCCTTGGTTTTATATCACCATTTTTATCACTCCAATATATTGCTTTCGGATGAGATGCGAATGATCTTTCATATGGAATATTATTTGACATTATTATATTATTAAATAATAACTTTATTCTTATATATTCTTATATATTCTTATATATTCTTTTAATATCATTTAATATCATTAAATTCAATTTTACTTTATTGATTCTTCAAAATATCTCTAATAATTAATGTACATTTTTTTAAACCATCAATAAAATCTTTAGTTTCCCATAATTCATTTTTATAATCAGATATTTTTTGACTATCACTTTCTTCATAATATTTCTCTAATATATCGTATATTTTATCTATTAAAATTATTAATTCATCATCATTACAATCACGATTTTCTAATTTTTCTTTAATTCTTGTAATTGAAAAAATATTTGTATTTTCATTTTTATTTGAAATTATAAATAATTTTACAAATTTTAATAATGTTATTATTTGTGAATATTTATTATTTTCAAAATCATTCCTGATTATATTCCAAAATGCTTCTTGATAATTGTTGTCTAAATTTTCACTATCTACTATTACTGGCTTATAACTAGTAATTTGCTGTTTTAATTTTTCACCACCTACTTTTTCTGAACATTCTAAAATTATATTTTTACAAACATCTATTTGTTTCTTTTTTTCCTCATCATCATAACTATTCATGCTATCAACTGTTAAATTATGATAAACATGAAAAATATTATTTGTAAATTTTTTTCTATCACCTTCCCTCCATTTTTCAAAATTTATTGCAAAAAGCAAAACTTTACTTTTAAAAATAGTAGATTCTATATTTGTATAATTTATTAAATCCCTACTATTATTATATAATATCCTCTCATCTTCATTTAATTCCAAATTATCTAAAACAAACTCTGGAAAAAAATAAATAACAAATGATGATAATAATACCTTTGGTTTTACACTTTTTATTCCTATTTTGTTTAATAATTCTTGCATTTTATTAATATTTTCTTCTTTCATTATTTCTGTTTTTAATTCTTCAAAATTTAAATTAAGAAATTTTTTCTTTAATTCTTCCATATTATATAAAAAAATATTTAAAATAAAATTATTATAAATTAATATATGACAAATATGCTGGATAGTTTAACAAATCATTTTTATAAATTTCTTCAATCTGCATTTTTAATTTATATAAATATATACAGCAATATTCAAATAAATTATAATATATATATTAAAGATTATGTTATTATAATGCAAAAATCATATTATAGTTTTTTTTACGACCAATATTTTTTATTAATAAAAAATGGAATAGTAATTGATGAAATAAATAATTTATCACTATTACCAATAAATAAATATGAATATTTTGATTTTATTATTCTTGTTTCATATGATGAAAATCTAAATATGTTTAATCATGTAGTTTTAGATATAGAATATATAAAAAAAAAATTCAAAAAAACTACCTTAGATAATGTTAAATTAATAGATGATTTTGAAAAAATAAAACCTCCTTTCATGAGTATTGAATTAAAAGATATTGAAAATAATAATAAGACATATTTTTTGGATTTAGAAAAACCATATTATTATTTTAAAGATATTAAAATTTTAAACTATGAATTTTTAAAATATTTTATCTTTGAAAACTTTAATGAAAAAATATCAGATAATTATATTTTAACTATTTTAACAAATGATATAAATGAAATTAAATTAATAAAAGGAGACTCGTTTACCTTGGTACCATGTGAATAAATATACACTTAAAGAATATAATATACCACCCCATAATGTATCAATGAAGATAGCGTAAAATGGCCATTTTTTAAAAATAGCATAATTTGTTGTTTCAAAAATACCATATGTAAGTATTCCTAATAAAAAAGCATCAAATAACGAAGCATTCTTTTGTATAATAAAGTAATAAATTGAAAACACTATTAGAATGTAACATAATGCTGCACCTAATATTTTTAATTCTAATTTACTATTTTGTATTTGATAAACAATTTTACCAAATACATTACCCATTGATGTTAAAAACACTGTATCTAATAATAAAATAATTACTGATAATACAAATACTTCCTTCAACATATATATATATATTTTAGAAAAAATATAATAAAAATAATAATTATTTAAATATATGGCTGAATTTTCTGAAGTTTCAGTAGAAAATGTTAAAAACATTGAAAAACACAAAAAAGTTATTTTAAGTGAAGAACCACAAATTTTTACCATTGATAACTTTATAACAGAACATGAATGTGATTATTTAATAAATTATGCAAAACCTAAATTATCTCGTGCTTTTGTAAGTGATGAAAAAAAAGGTACTATTAGTAGAGGAAGAACAGGTATGAATTGTTGGATACCACATTCATCTGATCCTGTTGCGTTAAAGGTATCAAATCAAATGAGTGAATTAATTGGTATACCATTATCTAATGCTGAAGCTATGCAAGTTGTTTATTATGACATTGATCAAAAGTATGATAGTCATTATGATGGTTATATTAAAGATAGCAATGCAAAAAATATGCGTTGTTTAAGAATGGGTGGTCAACGTGTAATGACCTGTTTTCTTTATTTAAATGATGTTAAAAAGGGAGGAGCTACTAGATTTAATAACTTAAATATTAATGTTGAACCAAAAAAAGGTAAAGTATTAGTTTGGAGTAATTGTTATAATGGTACTACTAAACTACATCCAAATACATTACATGCGGGTTGTCCTGTATTAGAAGGTGAAAAATATGCTATTAATATTTGGTTTCGTGAAGCGAATGTTAAAGTACCATATACATATGAACCAATTGATAAAATTGAAGACATCCGAAAAAAAGAAGAAGTGTATAATATTGAGTTAAATAGTAGTGATAATAACATTCTTCATGAACCAATCAGTCAAGACCCATATATTACTCATTTAAAAAATATATTTACAGATGATGAATGCAAATTTATTATTCAAAATTGTAATAATGGTAAAAAACAATCACAAAATAGAATTAGTCATTGGATTAACTTAAAAAGTGAATCTATGAAAAATATTGTTCAAAAAATAGCAAATGTTTTTCAAATTTTACCAGAATACTATGAAAATATGAATGTTATTGAATATAATGTAGGTGCTTCTCATGGTTCTCATTTTGATGCATTTAATTTACTGAGTGAAAGAGGTATGACTGAAAAATCTTCAAGAGGACAACGTGTATATACAATGATTGGTATGTTGTCAACATCAGATAAAGATGGTTTAATTAAATTTAATCATTTACCTGATAAAGCAATATTATGTAAAAAAGGTAATGCTATTGTATATAAAAATTGCTTAAAATATGATGAGCAAATAGGTAATCAACGCGATGAAAGATTAAGCTATAGTATTAGTGAAATTCAAAGCGATAAAATTTATCTATTTTATCTTTACATTAGAGATAAAACTTTAACAGGTAAATCATTAGAATTGCAAACTTTGAATAATGTAGAAGTTCACTTAAATAATGTATTTCTAAAAAATGGAGGAAATATGGACGATTTAAAAAAACAATTAGAAGCAGTTAATCAGAATTTAAAAGTTATTAATTCTAATACTGCTAATAGTGTTACTACTAATAAACCAAATACAATTCAACAGAAAGCTGGTCCAAAACCAACCGAAATTGTTAACGATAATGAAGATTTTAAATCAACACTAAATGAATTCTACAGTAAAATAGAAAATGAACCACCATTATGTGTCTCTATAAATAGTTTAAGGTTCAGAAGATGTAATACTGATATTGATATTAATACTTTAAAAACACTAAAAGATATTAGAGAACGTAATAATAATTCATTATTAAATCCTAATAATTTTAATAAGACATTTTTTCAAGATGAATTTAATCCATTAATAATTGAAAATGTATTTGTAGATGAAGCTATGACCAAAATTAAAGAATATTTCCATCACAGTATTGAAAATAATAAATTCTCATTAGGTGATGGTCAATCAAATAGATATAAGTGTCATAATGATGTAATGTCAAGAATTATGCATTATGAAGCTTTACCTGTTATTGAACATGCACTTGGAAAAAAAATGGTTCCAACATATACTTATCTATCATGTTATATTAAAGGTTGTGATTTACCTCCTCATACAGATAGACCAGATTGTGAATATACTATATCATTTGTAATTGATAAACCAGAAGGCTGTAATTGGCCTATTTATGTTGACAAAACTGTAGAACCAATAAAATCTAGAGGAAGATATAGAGATTATAACTTTGAAAGAAAGAAAAATTGTATTTTAGTGGATTGTTCATCAAACGGATTAATGATGTTTAACGGTATTGACCATATTCATTTTAGGGATGTTTTAGAAGGTGATTACTATTATATTACATTATTACATTATAGAACCAAAATAGAAGAGTAAATTATAACATTAAAATAATTAAATAATAAATTTAAATATTTAAAACTTTTTATATTATTTTAAATATGAGTGAATTTTTGCATACTAATTCCTTTTTATTATTAGTGTATACTAATAAAAATTCTTATGTTTTTAACACTGCTGCTGAAAAAGCTGCTAATTGCTTTAACGAAAATAAAAAAGTAGGAATAATTTATGACGATTTTAATGCTGACCCTAAAATGAGATTAGAGTGGTCTAAAAAATATAAAAATATGAAAATTTTATCTATTGCACCAAGAATTAAAACATTAAAAATGGATGATAAAATTTTTACTTGCGAAAAAATGGCTGGTTCAAAATATATCCCTAATTGTTATTATAACTTTGAAGAAATACCTACAAATACTGACCCTAATCAATTATATTTTGTAAAAAAAAGAAATTCAACTGGTTCAAAAGGTGTTTCCATAGTTAAATATAAAAATATGAAAAATGCTGACTTAAAAAATACTGTTATACAAGAAAATATTATGAATCCGGACTTATATGAAGGTAGAAGATACAAAATAAGAATGTATGTTGCAATTTATAATAAACAAGTATATTTTTATAATAATGGTTTATCTACTGTATCTGCTGTACCATTTGTTTATAATTTAGATGTTATTGATGATTCTTACATTACTAAGATGAATATTATATATCAAGCAAATGATATTAAATGGTTTGATTTAAATTCACAAACAAATAGAGATGCTATATTTGATAATATGGTCTTAAGTTTAAAAGATTTTGAAAAAATGTATAAAGAAGAAATATCTAAAATAGATAATAATGAATTTGCTGTTCTAGGTTTTGATTATATTGTTGATGCAGATTGTAATGTTCAAATAATTGAAATTAATCATCGTTCCAATTATCAACATCCTAGAGAAATTACTGATAATGTTGATGTGGGAATGTTTGTAGAATTATTTAAATTATTTACAACAGATACTAATGAAAACACTGATTTTATTAATATATCTGCTTATGAAACTGGTGAAAACATTAAATTAAATATTTCTTTAGAAGACAATAAAGAGGATGAAGGTGAAAATGAAGATGAAGGTGCAGATGAAGGTGAAGATGAAGGTGAGGGTGATGATGAGTATGATAACACTATTTTAAAACAATTGGATTTAGATATATCTAGAATAATTAAAATGAAAAATAAACAATATGTTTATGTTAAACAAGATGATTTAGGTGGTTTATTATACGAACCAAATGAATTTGAACAATATAAAAAAAATTATGATTTTAAAATCAAAAATCAAGGTAGATTAGAAATAAAAGAAGGTAAATATTATTTTAAAGAAAATTAGTTAAATATTAATTTATATTTTTTCTATATAAATTAATGCGAAACGACATATATAATCATCTTTTAAAAAATATTCCTTCTCCTGAAAATATACCATGTTTTAATAAAGGAGGAAGGCTTATTATTTGCTTAATTGAATACAGAATTATGCCTGAAATTGATTGGGTTATTAACGCTGCTTTACAGGTCTATAAATCATCGGAAATTGGATTTTCAATTGTTTATGGAACTAAAAATGCTAGTTATATTGAAGAACGTTATTCAAAATGGGGAAATATTGTTTTAATTAATACTGGTCATGAAAATCAAGACCGTGGCTCATATTCTGGTCTGCTAAAAATGCATAGTTTTTACAAACCATATGAAAATTGGTCTCATATTTTAATTTATCAGACCGATGCATTATTAATTCAAAAAATTAACGATGTATATTTTCAATATGATTATGTTGGAGCACCATGGAAATTAGATAATCAATGTGCAAAATATAATGCTGGAAATGGTGGGTTCTCACTTAGAAATGTAAAAAGTTGTTTAAAAGTTTGTGAACCTTTTAAAAATATCCCACATGAAAAAATGCACAGAGGAAATGAAGATATATTTTTCTGTGAACAAGAGAGTTTTAATTATATACCAATTAATACAGATTTACATTATAAATTTTCAATTGAGAGGGTAAAATTCCCTAGACCTATTGGTTGCCATCAAATTATGAGATGCTGGGAAATGAATAATGAAGAATATATGGATTTTATTAGTTTTGCATGGAAAAAATTAGTCTATAAAATCCCTTTAACAGAAGAAGAAGTTTTTGAAGATAGTAAAATTTATAACAATTATATTGGAAAATTTCTTGATAAAAAAGCTATTGCCAATAAAAAACAAATAATTAGAGCACCTGTAAATAATAATTCTAATAATAGTCAAAATAGTATCATTACAAAAAATAATTATTTAAAACAAAATGATATTGTTATTAATGATGGAGAAACTAAAAATGTTAAAGAAATGTTAAATGTTTTGCAAAATATGGGTTCATTTCATGCAATTTATTTAAATGAAGTTAGAAATAAATGGTCTGTAACTTGTGATTGTGATTATGAAATATTATTTTGCCAAGGTCCTGACCCAAATAAATGTATTGAAAAACATTCTGTAGATAGAAAACATGAAGCAGGTATTCATAAATTAGAAAAAGGTTGTATTTATAAAGAAGATGATAAATATGGATACTTAATATTTTATCCTGGATTTCCTGATGGTGGTAAAAGTTATGCAGATGTACATGCACCATGGGGAAACAACTTTAACAAATGCAAAGCTATTCCAAAAGATGGTTCCATTATTTTAAAATCATTAAAAAAATTAACACCAGAACAACAAGCTATAGTTGATAAAGAAAAACTAGAAGAGCAAAAAAAAATAGAAGAACAACAACAACAAAAAATAGAAAAGTTAGGTTTTGATAAAGTTAAAGAAAATATATTAGTTTATGACTTATTTAGCGGTGTTGGTTTTTACAATCAATTATTCTCTTTTGAAAATGCTGTATATTTAGCAAGTATTAGTAATAGACATCTGTTCTTAAATATTAAACATCCTTTAGTATCCTGTGGACGACCTGATAAAAGTTTAGGACCGTTAACTAATTACTTATCTGAAGAATATAAACAATATTTACCAAAAGGTATTACTATTTTTACACCAGACGAAAGCTTTGATATTAATAATAACTTGTTAGATATGCCATCTAAAATATCTAGTATGGTTATTATTGACAATGAATTAGATACTCCAGAAAATAAAGATGATATTAATGAATTTCTACATTGGAGAATAAAACAAAATGGTAAAGATTTCTTTGATACATTGTTTAGTGATAATAAAATTGTATCTTTTAAAAAAAGTAATGCTTCTAGATTTTTTACAAATTATTACACTACTGATGAAAATTATAAACTAATGAGCAAAATTGCATATTCATTAAGTAAATGCCATCCTATAATTGACGAAGTTTTTAATTTAGTAAAAAAAGAACTTCCTGAAAAATATATTTCTTTCCACTTTAGATTTGGCGATTGGCATAAAAGCACAAAAGACATTTCAAGTGGAAATGATAATTATCAAAATAATATTTTCAATTGGTTGGAAAAAAATAATAATGAAAATTTACCATTATATTTAATGGTAGATAGAAAGGATAATCCTCTTTTAGAAGAAATGAAAAAAAAATGGAATATCTTTTTTACAGATGAATTAATTAAAGAAGAACATAAAGATAAAATCAAGACTGTTTTTCCAACTAGCCATGTTGCCGAATTTTTAATTGAAAAAAAAATATGCGAAAACGCAGATGATTTTATTGGTTCTCAAGGAAGCACTGTTAGTGTTCACATTCAGTATAATAATTTTATAAATGGTAAAGATTTTAATAAATATTTTTATACTAGGTCTACCGCATTTAATCATGAAAAACTTATGTTTAATGTAAATGATAATAAAAAATATACATGGGCAAAAAAGAATTATATGGGAGGTCATCCTATGTCTTGGAGTATGTTTTTTGAAGATAACATTTATAAATAATTAATTTTTATAAGTATTTAAAAACTATGCGTTATTTTTTAAATATAATGAGTAATAGTGCGTCAAATACAGAAAATAATGTTTTAACTATAAAAACAGTTCAAATTGCTCCATTTAGAACACTTATGACAGCATTAAAAGATATACTTTTAGAAACAAATATATCTTTCCAGAAAGATGGTATTAGAATTATTAATATGGATAAATCACATACTATTCTTGCGCATTTGCATTTAGCCGCAGAAAATTTTGAATTATATGAATGTAAAAAAGATAAAATTATTATTGGTGTTAATATGTTTCATTTATTTAAATTAATCAATACTATTGATAATGATGATACTCTAACTATTTATATTGAAAACAGTGATTTTTATGATGGTGTAACATCTCATTTAGGACTTAAATTTGAAAATGGTGAAATTAAACAATGCAAAACACAAAAGTTGCGATTAATTGAACCTGAAAGTGAAGAATTAGAAGTACCTGATGTTAAATTCTCTTCTATCATTAATCTACCTTCATCTGATTTTCAAAAAATTATTAGAGATTTATCATGCATTTCTGATAAACTAGAAATTAAATCTGTTGCTAATGAATTAATTTTTAAATGCTCTGGACAATTTGCTTCTGCAGAAATTCATCGTGCTGAATCTGATGGAAGCATGGAATTCTTATTAAAACAAGACCAATCTAAAATTATACAGGGAGAATTTTCACTAAAAAATCTAGGATATTTCATTAAATGCACTAATTTATGTAGTCAAATTGAAGTTTTTCTTGAAAATGATTTACCACTTGTTGTTAAATACAGTGTAGCAAGTCTTGGAGAAATAAAATTATGCCTTGCACCTCTTCCTAGTAGTTCTTAAATTATTTATTGATAATTATCATTTGTTAATAAAGCTATAAAATAACCTAACATATATCCTCCTATTATTTGAGGAATATCATGACAGCATTTACCATATCGGGCAATTGCCATTAATAAACACGGAATATTATAAATTATTATGTATTTTCTATCATTATTTCTTCCGTGTGTAATTAATAAATTATTAAAAAAATTACTTGTTAATGTCATATGTCCAGAAGGAAACCCTGATAATTGAGATGCATTTCCACCTTCATTAAATAATCCACAACCTATTGCACATACTGGTCTTTTAAATATCTCAATGTTTTGTGTTAAATGCTTTATTATTCTTTCCATAAATAAACTTAAATTCATTGAATAATATAAATTATAATTATAATACGCCAACCCTTGATAAATAGCATATAAATTAAATTGAACAACAGATATTGATATTAAATTATATATTAAAATCATGTAATATAAATAAATATTTATTATTTATATTATTATTATAAAAATACTATTGAAACATATACTAACGCAATCAATAATACTATTATTATTAATATAGTAAAAAAGAAAGAATAATAGTTTGCACATATTTCATCAAAAAAACATAGTATTTTTTCACTTGAATTATATTTTTCTGAAATACTGTTTTCTTCATCTATTGTTGATAATCTTGGTCTCAACAAACTAATATTCATTATTCTCATTATATAAATAATAATTAATCTATTTAAATTATTATTTATTTTACTTTATGATATATAATATAAAAATTGATTTTTAAAATGTAAAATACTATTATATACAAAACGATTAGACGACAATTCACAAAATATAAAAATGCAATGCTATGAAGTAAATATTGATTTTGATGAAGCAAGTAATGCATGGATGCAAAATAAAAAAAAATTACCTAATTGTACATATTCATATGTGTGCGGATTTATTACTAAAAAAGGAACTCCTTGTCAAAAGTCTCAAAATTGTAAATTACATAAACGATTCAAAAATCAAAAAAATCAAAAAAACAAAATAATTAAACCAGAATCATTACTAGATAAAGAAATCAAACAAAAATTAGAATTACACAAATACAACCCAGAATTTTACAACCATGTGAAAGAGGACTTAAAAGATATTAATTCTTCAAAAACAATGGAAAAATTAAATAGTGTTAAAGTTAAAGTTAGTAATTTTAGAGAAATGTACAATTATACAGTATTTGGTGTAGTAAACAATGAACAAACAGAATTTTTAGATTTACTACTAAAAAAAATAGAAGAAAAAAAACAAGAATTAGAAAAATAATTTATCAAATATACTTAATACAATTACAAATATTTATATGTTTTTTTATTTGTAATATTCTTATTAAATATTCAAACGATGTAAATTTTTTTTTGCATCTTTAACACCATTTTCATATAATTCTATTAAATTCAATGTTGTATCAAATGAATTATGAATATTTTTATAACGACCATACATATCTTTTGATATATGAAGAACTGAATCTTTTTCTTTAACTAAATAAGGATTTTCACTAAAACCACCATCAAATGCCAATACATCCCTATAATTATATATTATATCACCAGTTATATATGGAATATTACTACTTCCAATGCAACAATTTACCATATCTTCTAAATCTGTAAAATTATTATACAATAATGTCTTCATTTCTTTTTTATGATAACCATTTAATGTTATATATGTTTTTTCTGTATTGAAATCTTTTATATCGTAATTTTTTAAAATACTATTTTTCATTTTATTTTGAAAATCCATTATTGATTTACATGAAATAAAGTTTTCTTTTAATAAATTTTTTTTGAAATTTTCATCATCACCATTATATGATAAATATAATGTATTCCATGAACCAGATGATACACCACTTAATGTATATTTACTCATATCTATATTTTCTTTCAATACTGAAGATATACCAAAAGTATAAAATCCATATAAACCAGATGGTGATATTGTTATTATATCTTTTTTTAAATTTGAATTATCTATTTTATGCAATATATTTTTATTATCTACAATGTATTTCGGATAATCAAATTTATATTTATTTTCAATTATTTTATTTCCAAAACTGTTTTTAAAATAATTATTAAAAAAACAAGGAAAAGTATTTAAATTAATAAATATTAATAGAAAAAATATCATTTATAGTATAAATATTGTAATATTATTATTTTAATTATCTACTATATGTTTTTTAAACATACAACCTGTAATATTTAAACCTTTTATTAATGAAGTATTTATTATATTAGGGTCTTGTTGTAAACAATCACTTGTCCATATTTTTATTATACAAAAGTTCTTTTTTGGACTTATTGTTAATCCATTTATACTATTAGTAAAATTAGAATTATTACTAATATTATTGCCTAGCATTAAGTGTATCATTCTTTTCCATATTTCATATACATTTTTATTCATTACTTTAAATGAAAAACAACCGCCTTCTTTATTATTATCATCTTCCCAAGTTGGTTTAATATCATTTTTCATCATAAATAACATACCATTTTTAATTAACTTTTCTGGTAATATTTCACATAATGCTATCATTTCCTCAACATAATTAATACTTGCCAAATTTATATAACTAGTTACTGACCAATCATTATTATGAGGTAAATGACCCCATAATTTCCAATTTGTAGAAAGAGAATTCATATTATCTTTTAAAGTATTTTCTTTTGTCTCCATAATAGTTGTTGCATTTATGCTACTCATATAAATATTTAATCAATTTTTTTTTAAATATTTATTTAAACATTATAATTTATTTTAACTTCTATCATAAATGAAAAATCAAAATTTGCTGTATCCATTATTCTTCCATAATCATCTACTAACTGAATTTTAAATTTTTGTAAATCAGTTGGACCAAAATATATTCTTGATGGATTTACTAAATAATCTACGGTTCTTTCATAATTTAATAAAGATATACGTGAAATAATTGATGATTGTGTTATATTTTTATTCTGGTCTACTATTAAATTTGGATTTACATTATTTTGGAAATCATCTAATACTAAATAACAATATCTTAAGGTATTTACATTTGGTTTTCTTGTAGAAACTATTTCATAACTATTTGCAGCATTTGTATTATATGAACCATCTGTAAAACCTAATATATATCCTAATTTCTTTTCTAAATCTACATTATCTGTATAACCATTTTTATTTATATCAAAATCTAAATTTATATTTGTTGGTGCTCCATTACATTTAAATGTTATTTTAGAATTTGCATCAACATAATTCATACAACAATCCAATGTATTTAATTTTGAATTAATATTACTCAATAAACCAGATATATTGTTTGTATAATTTCCATCATCTACTTCAATCACTGTTTTTGTACCATCTATATCAACCGTAAAATAATTATTATTTAATAAAGAACTTATAGTATTAAATTCACTTGGTGGTTCTATTGATTTTAATGATAATTCTAAACATTCATTCAACTTTACATCCAATGATACGGAAAAATTACTTGCTGTGGTTGTTGAATAATTATCTCTAAATCTTGAATCAATATTTAAATATTTATATGTTATTTGTTTTTTAATTGGGTTGATTATGTCATTTTCAAAATGGTCTAATACATTTTGGTTTGTATTTGATTTATTTGTTATAAGAAAGTGATTATTTTCTTCATACAAATCAGTTATTATTCCTTTTTTATTAATTAATTGTTCTTTCACTATAGTTAGAAAATTAATTGTTTTTTCTTTAACTTCATAGTTTATACTTTGTTTTTGATTTACGTTTGATAATATTTTTATATATTTATCATTTAATTCTTCAAGTGTATAATTATCATTTTCAAAACCAAATAATTCTTCTAATTCTTTTTCATTATAATGATTAATATTTAAATCGAACATATAATATACATTAAGTTAAAATTTTATACTTAAAATACTAAATAAAATAAAAATAAATATATTATTCATTTTTGATAATAACTTCATTTTTAATATTTTCTATTATTTTTTCTACATCATGCTGATTATTTGTTATAGAATTTTCTATGATTTGCATATATTGACGGTTTTTATTTGTTCCACTATCAACACAATCTGGATTTTCATCTACCCAATTTGGTATTTGTTTAAAATTATTTTTTCCGACATTTTCTATTGCCTTTTTTATAATACTATTATTTTCTAGTTCTTTATCCCAAATATCATTCTCTTTTACATATATGCTTTCATCATTTTTAATACAATGAATAGGTCTTTTTGTTAATTCTAAACTATTCAAACCATCACGAAATATTTGAGATACCCCTTCAACATAACCTAATTTACCGGTTGTTTCTAAATCTTTCAATTGAAGTTTTAAAGAATCTACAAAATCCATTAAATTAAGAGCATCTTTACATGTATCATTTAAAAATACATTAATATTAAATTGATTATTATTTGTTGTATTATTATTAGTGTTATTTGTCGTATTATTAATTATTTTACTTTCACTTATTAATGGTATTAATTTGTCTAATTGTTCATCTTTTTTTTTAATAACTTCCATAGATTGAATTAATAATTCTTTAAAATCAATAGAATCTTTATTTTTTAAATTTTCTGTTTTTTCAATATTTTCAGAATTTTCAATATTTTCAGAATTTTTTGAATCTTCCAATTTTTTGAAATTTTCCAAATTTTCCAAATTTTCTGAAATTTTCTGGAAATTTTCGGAAATTTCAATTTTATTTTCCAAATTTTCTATCCAAATTTTACATTTTTTTTTATGCCTGTAAAAACTTGAATGATGTTTATATTTTTTACCGCATAAACACTGCAGCGAATTTTCTGTAGCATCTATGTAGCATTTTGTAGCATTATGCTTTTTGCTCTCAAGATGTTTTTCATAATCACTTTTTTTAAAGCATGTATAATCACATTTTTCACAATGAAATTTTTTGGCGAATTTTGGCGAATTTTTGGCGACTTTTTGTAGCATTTTTTATATATATATGCTACATAAAATTCGCCTAAGTAATTTTCCCCTAAATTTTTTTTTTTTCTGTTGGTCTCAGCCTGTTTTTTTTTTTTCAAAAATTTGCTAGGTATCAGTAAGAACCCCTTTTTTCTTTTTTTTTTGCAAAACTTTTTGAAAATTTCGGGTTTTTTTGAAATTTTTTTTTTATAAAGTGAATTTTTCAAATAGTTTCGAAAAAAAAAAAAAAAAAGAGAAAAAAGAAAAAATCTTTGGTAATAAAAATAATAATCAATTAAAAATATACCAATAGTATTTTAATAATAAAAGTAAAAATGAAATTTTTATTATTAACACGATAATATAATATTTTCAATATATTTATCCCAGTATGCTGTATAAACAATAGAATAATCATAATCTTTTTTAATGATATCAGGATATATTTTTTGTAAGTAATCTTCATTTATTGTATCCCAGTCATTTATTATTACAACCGGTAAATTTTCAAATAAATAATCATGAGGACCACTCATAACAATAGGAATACAACCACACATTAAAGATTCCCATGTTCTATGAGTATCAATTCCTCTTCCTGGTGGTGACGCAACAAATTTAAACTTATTTAAATTTTTTATATATGTTTCAAAATCAGAAGAATCATTGTATTTAAAATGCTTTTTAAGTTTTTCTAAGCATACTCTTCTTATATTTCTATGAAAATCATATAATGGTTTACCTGTAGTTTGACTGAAATTTAAATAAAATAATTCTTTTTCAGTATTTTTTAAATTTTCTAATGGTTTTAAACAATGATTGTGAAATATCTCTAGATGTTTCGTTTTATCTTCACCAA